TCGGTGTTGTCGGATAAATTCATGGTACGGATGTCCGTCATTTAATAATTCCTTATGTTTTTTACTAAAGAGAAAGACGCAGCCTGGTTATTTCTTCTTTGTGATCGTTACTGCTGTCTTTTTACCAGCCTTTTTAGCATCCCCCTCCTGTTGTGACATGTATTTCGGATTATACATTTTACGATGAGCTGCCCATAGGTCGTCTCCACCTACTTTAAAGTTTTTCCGAACAGATGCTTTGTACCAAAAAACACAATCCTGAATCTTGTTAGATCTTACTGTATTATCTAACACGAGACATTCGTAGTTTTCTGTACATGCATCCATCACTTTATTGAACATATCGAATGATGGGAAGATACCGAAGAATGACTTGTATAACTTTTCTCTATTCTGGAGGATATTCTCTCGGAGAAGAAATATATAATCAACATTGGCTCGGAGTGCCGGAGGTAGATCCATACAGTATTGCATCGTCAACATGAAGAATATCTTCCAATGCCGCCCATTCATAAAACATTGGCGGATACAAGTATCTTTAAGAAATTTGTTATCATACATACAATCATCCAATAACATGAACGCCCCGCAATTTTTTTTACCAGAACCAACTAATTTACGTTGCCTCGCCATGACACGCTCGATCGCTTCCCTGTCGTAATCACCATATACGAATAGATCAGGAATGAACTCAGAGTAGAAATGATTTCCTTCTTCTGTCCCACTGAGTACAATCCCTGCTGGGAGATGTTTCTTGTGGTACATGATATCTTTGACAAGTGTAGACTTTCCCGTATTACGCTTACCTATGAAGACACAAACCCGATCATCACTCATGGTCGCGGGGTTGAATTTCTTCAGTTGAAGATTCATTCTACTGTAGTGTCCCGTTTTATTTCATAAAATTTTACTCACACATAGTAGATATGTCTGGGGCTGTAAAACTTACAGTGACTGGCGTTCAGGATCAGTGGCTCACAGGTGATCCAGATTTTTCATATTTTCTTACGAAATTCAAGAAACATACCAAGTTCGCTCTGGAACAGATCGAAACACCATTCGATGGTACGGTTGGTTTTGGTAATGAACTACGGTGTATTATTCCACAGAATAAAGGTGATCTCATTAAGGGTATGACCGTTAAGTTTCTTCTGACCGCACCTGGTGGTGGGCTGACGTATGTTCCTTCACTGTGTACGAGACTAATAGAGACTGCTGACCTATACATTGGTGGTCAATTGATTCAACGTATCACCGGAGAATATATGTACATGCAACAACAACTTACTAATACAATTGATGATGCCGAACAGACACTCTACTTCCTGAATGGTCATGGAAGTCAAGTGCTGGATTTTACAGGTGACTATACTTTCTTCATCGATTTACCATTTTATTTCAATCGTGTACCATCATTATCAATTCCAACAATAGCACTCTCCAAACAGTTAGTGGAAGTTGTCATCAAACTCAATCCCTTGGAGACGATCATCAATGGTGTCATCCCATCATCAGGTGTCCAGGCCAACATTAAGAACATGTCCTTAGATACCGAATTTGTTTTCGTGACAGATGAAGAACGTCAGTATCTACAATCAATGCCGCTCGAATATCTCATGACACAAGTGCAACTTTCACAAGTAACATTCAAAGCAGGAGAGACTCAAAAAACATTCATGATCAACTTCAAAAACCCTGTACGACAGTTGTTTTTTATCGGTAAGAAAGGTACTGAACATGTGAAGATTGAACATGTCAAACTCGACTTCAACGATATGAATGTCATCGACGCTGACCATTTATTTTTAACATATGAACAACCATTGTTACATCATGTAAACAGCCCCGAAGATGGGTATCCATTTGGGGTGTATAGTTTCGCAGATAGGCCTGATTTGCACACACCATCTGGTCAGGTTAACATGAGTCGTATTATTCATAAACGTATGACGGTCACGATTGAACCAAGTGATGTGGAAGTTGCCATTAAGATATATGCCATGAGCTACAACATTCTACACATTCAGAGCGGTCTTGCGGGTTTAAAATTTTAAAGGTGTATAGTAGTAATGGCTGGACGGATTCAGCTTACAACGAAGGGTGTCCAGGACATATACTTCACCGAAGAACCAGACTATTCACACTTCGTACAACTGTTCAAAAGGCACACGAATTATACCACGCAATTTGTAAAGTTGGATGTTGATGGCGAACCCCAATTTGGAAAAACCGTTCGTCTCACTATCCCAAAAGATCAAGGTGATTTGATAAAGACTATAAGTCTAGACGTTGAACTCAATTCTATACCAGGTGCGAGTGTCACTCGTACTGGCTACATCGAATCAATTGGTCATGCCATGATCGAATACATCGATATGTACATCGGAGACGAAAAGATACAACACATCACTAGTGACTATTTACAGATTTATTCTGAGCAGGTCTATACACAGTCGAAACAGAAGGCTCTCGAAAAATTAATCGGTAAATATCCAGATAGAACGTCCGATGTTCCAGTGGCGAGTGGGGTAATCTTGGGACATCTTGGTCCCGCGACCACCTCTCGTAAACTTTTTATAGATATCCCATTCTACTTTTACCAACACCCTGAATTAGCCGTACCTCTATGTGCTATGTGTTACCAAGAAGTGACTATTGAAATTAAATTCAGAGAACTCGAAGAATGTGTTGTTAAAACAGATCCACCCATTGATGGTTCCGTTCAAACGACCATAGCAGATTACGAGCTTAAATCAACTGAGGTGATTACATCTAATGTCATTGTGGTATCGAATGATGGTCTTACTTTCGCATCTAATGTAAATGATGCCATCGAGATTACTGGAAAGACAACATTTACGGGTGATGGTATTGTGTCTCCAGCCATGAACGTAATCGTCAATGGTAGCGGTATCTATAGATACGAGAATGACCTATGGGTACTAAAATCAACGGACGCAGTGATTGGTGACGTTCAGTTTTCAGATGATGGCGATGTCATCGCTCAAATAGGATCTGGTTACTGGGTATGGAATATTCTTGATTCTGATTACACTTTTACTTCTACTTCCACTCCCAATCCTGAGATAGCAGCGATATCCCGTGATGGGAAAGTATATGCTACTCAAGATAATGACATTGTCGAAATCAGATCTGTAGCAACTAGTACTATAATAGGTAGTATTATAATAAAACCCGTACAAGCAAATCCATATACAGTACGATTATCTAATGATGGAACGAAGCTTATGTTATGTAATGGCCAATTGATATATGTGTACGTATACACAGATAACTGGTTCAGGCTTGGTCAGGATGTAACCGTATTCGAAATAGATGAAGTTTCATTTACTGGGAATGGTAATTCTTTTTTTATATATAACGCGAATGAAATATACGATCTTGTCAACCTTGGTGTTGGTAGATTATATATATATGACGGTGTCACAACCCAATGGGTTGAAGTATATCGTTATAAGCATGCCGGTGGTACTTACGCGAGTGTCAATGATACGAATATAATACTTACTATACGTATTGGTGCTACTCACACGGACTCTGTTAAACTTGGAGAAGTAACTCGTTCCGTTGAAAATTATGATGATATCGTCGTACGAAGTATAGAAAATATTACAGATGTTGGGAGTAATGTGTACGGTGTTGGGTACCAAGCACAGGGAGTAGATACACGACTTGTCCCATTATTCAATGAAAATACAGAATATGATACCGATGACGAAAATCCTTATTTTGTGGGTGGTATTGTCCCAATCGTAGATTTATATATTTCTGATGATAGTTTAGTCTATATAGAATTAAGGACTAACGACAGTGTCATTATTTTGAGTAGCAAAGCTGACTATTTACGTTTAAATACACGACCGTCAGTTAATCAAGAATTCCAAGAAATTTATCAACAACAAACTGGTGAATCTTTTTTTAATCGTGCAGCAGCAAGTCTTACCAACCTAGACCAGGTCGTCATTTCTAAGACTGGTAAGTATTTCGCAGTCATTGATCGAACTGACCATAAAGTTCTAGTGTATACGGTGGTAGGTGGAATCTATAAGAATATACATTATGTCCATGAAAATTTACAAAATATTTACACATCTATCACGGGTGATTATATACATTTTTCTGATGACGAAACTACAATGACAATATATGATGCCCGAGTCAGTCCTTCAAACTACGAGAACCGTATCAGAATTTACACGATTGATGGGTACAATTTAGATACAACAATCACTGATACATCGGGTTTCACACATCCTATACGTAGTGTTTCAAAGGATAACAACCGATATATAAAATATGATAGTAGTAATGAAGTAGTGAAAATATTTACTATTAATGACGATGGAAGTATAATATCAAGTTTACCTATATCATCATTGTCGAATATTGTAGATTTCTCTTTATCAAAGGACGGGACCATCGCAGCATTTGTAGAATTAGGATTTACCTACATTTATTCGTATGACGGTTTTGGTTGGAACTTTAAATCTTCACTTTTTGTTGGTTTGGAAACATTTAAAAAATTTAACATGAGTGATGATGGAAATACTTTATCCTATGTAACTACAGAATCTGTACCAAATAGTACAATTATGTATATTTATACATACGCAGATTTCACATGGAAGCGTGCATTAGAAGAAAATGAATTAAGAACAGCTAATACAAAAGGTATTGGTCATGTATCACCAAACCAAGAACATACCATTTCACTTTACGATCAAGATGCCGTACAGTTGAATAGAACTGTACGAGTAAAGAATATTGTATATCAAAATCAGGTTATAGTGATCAACGTCGATCAAGAAATTTCTTCGTTGTACCCCAAACAAATTAAAAGTTGTAAAGTGTGCTTGGAGATGGCATTTCTAGATGAATATGAACGATCATTTATAAAAAGTAGAAGAAGAGATTATGTCATTACACAGATTCAACAAGGTGTATATACATTACCTAAAGCCATTGAATCTCATACCATTAGGACACGATTCGTCAATCCCGTGAAAGAGTTATACTTTATCATAAAACGTGTCAATGGTAAAGGGTATGATGATTTTGTATCACCATTTGATTACGATAATGATAAACTCGTGAGTGAAAATAGATTAATATTCTACGAAAACTTGAAAAGTTTAGAACTAAACTTAAACGATACACCAGTACTCGACAAAGATACGGGAAATTTTATTTTTCTTAAAGCCATTCAACCGGCTATACACCATTCTAAGACACCATTGATTAGACGTTTCTATAGTTATAGTTTCGCATGTGAACCAGAACAGAGTTACCCAACCGGTCAAGTCAATTTCAGTCTCATAAACAATCAACTCATTACGACGCATCTCACCGAAAATACAACACACGACAGAGCACTCAATGTGTATGCTTTAAGTTATAACGTACTTAGATTACATAAAGGTATGATGCATAGTATATTCAATATATAATGGACACAGAAGGGTACATCGAAATGATGACGAACATCATGATACCCGTG